CCACGGTCACAATCCTTGGAAACGTAAAATAAATTTAGATAAAATAAATGGAATTATTTTTTTATTATTTAAACCAGTAGGAAACGCTAAACAGCTATACTCTTTACAACCAAAACCATATCATATATCAGTATTTTCAGAATTAATATTAGAAAGAAAAGGATTGACAAAAGTTGGTATGGATGCTTGTTTAGTTAATCATATTAAAGAAATTCCAAAATATATGGAACCATTATTACAAACCTGCAATGCTGCAAAAGAATCAGCATATATCAGTCCATCATTAATCATGACTCCTTGTAGTTTTATGCATTCTAAATCTCCCTCTTATAAAATTACACGAATAAAAACAATTGAAAAAATATGGAATACTTCTAATCTTTTTAAATCATTCAGAAGAAAATTAAAGAAACAACCAAATATTTGTCCAATTGAATTTTAAGGGAGGGGATAAAATGTATGAGAATTCAGTAAATTTAATGTGTCTAAAATGTGTTAAAAATAATCCTAAGATACCCTCTGATCCCCTTAATTTAGTACATATACCCCCATCACCTTATAAACTATGTCCAAAGTGTAAAGCAAGAATTTCAAATTATAGATATTTTAGTACTCATGAATTAGAACGATTAGAAATAGATGGAGGTGTTGATAATAAAAGAATAGAAAAATATAGAAGTTAAAGAGGTTATTATGAGAATAAAGTTTGACTTTGTAACCAACTCAAGTTCATCATCATTTATGGTTGGTTGGCCAAATAAAATAATGTATTTAACAGATGTTTTAAAATATATTCACGATAAAAGTAAAGCAAAACAAGTTTTTAAAGATGCAAAAAATAATCAACATATTATTCAACTTGATCCAAACGATAAAAATCTTATTGAAGATCTTGCTCAACATATAACAGTAGGATCCATGGAACATCTTTGTAGTCAACCAAAGTATAGAAAATATTGGAAGGAGAAACTTCATTATAGAAAGTATGAACTCGACTTTAAAGAAAGACATAATATTACAGAAGAAGATCTTAATAAAAACTATTACTATAGACATCTACTTTATGAAGAACGTGAAATTTATACATTGACATTGGCAAGACAAATAGCAAGAGATTTTTGTGAGCAAAATAAATTCTACTATTTATACAAATTTGAATATGGAGATAATGAAGGTGATTTCTTTTCAGATATGGAACACGGAAATACCTTTTCACTTCTCCCCCATATTAAAATTAATAAACACTAAAAGGAGTTATTTTCAATTACTATGGGAATACAAATTACTGATGTGATAGCAGTACCGGAAGACTTTATTATTGAAGAGTATATGGGTATGAGAGAAAGAATGGGATTTTTTAAATATCCTGATTATATTACGCTCGCCTTAATTGGTAAAACCAATGCGGTTATTAAGACAACAGGTTTTCTTAAAGTTAGTTTATTATCACATGCTCAAAATCATATGCAGGAAAGACAAGCAATAGCATCAGCTGCTGCATACTTAATGTGTCTAGACGAGTTGGGATTAATAGTTACCTCATTTAAAAAGTTCAGTTTTAAAGAGTTATTATGGAGTGGCAATAAGGAAGAAGCATTTGATGTATTTATGAAAGAAGTTGTACAAGAATCATCTGGCATGGCAGTTCATATGGTTAATATTTTTCCCTTAATTCAGAATAGTAAATTTTATTTAGAAAGTGCTATTCAAAATCTTTTGAGACTAGATGAACTAGAATTGGATAGACAAGAAACTCTAGCATCAATAGATCGAATTGATTAAACTACCAACGAAAAAAAGACCGACTAACAATTGATTAATTAGTCGGTCTTTTTTTTGTCTAAATTTTATATAATAAAAAAGTTCAACTCAATTTTCTCAACCACTCTGGTTGGTTGCAGAATGATATTAACATGGAAGGTCTTTGTTTTCTTCTCATAATCGGTTGCACCAACCTCAATAGAATAAGAATCAAGACCTCTTTTGTTCTTAATAACTTCCAAGAACTCTGTTATTGCTCCACCTACTTCACCCCATGTAATAGGATCGTTTTGTTCAAAGATAAAGAAACGACAGAATTGTTCAAGAGCTCTCTTACAATACAGAACAAGTCTTACAATATTAACATCCTGTAATGCACTCGCTTTAGCTTGAGATGTCAATTGTCCCCAAACGACATAACCAGCTGAAAATTGAACAATTGGATTTAGTTGTTTTAGATACATCTGATCTCTTTGCCCAAGTCTTGGATTATATCTAAGCTCTTTAATACTATCAATTGCACCTCTAGTGAATCCAGCTGCTGCAAACCAAAGTTCAGCAATATTATCATTTCTTGGTAGCAGGTATGCCATATGATACATTGGAGAGAACCAAATATCTTGACCTGTAAATGGATCAGAAACTTTATTGTATGATTCATATAATGAAACATAATAGTTATTAAATGGATGACTTTCTGTACGTGTTGCCAACGCAGTAGTCACTGATACATTATCACCATTATCAAGAACTCCAATACAATCCTTTCTGGTTGTACAAAGTGTACTGATAGCTGTTTTTGTATCTGATGGATAACCAGCATCAAATACAATTGAAAAATAAATGTTCTCAGTATCCAATACTTCATCTACATAATTTCCAGTATTCGGATTTGTTAAAACACCTGTATATCCTTGTTCAAGTAGAGTTGGTGCTGAATATAGAGCATTAGGTCCTGAATCATCAGTATTAAGAGCACCATCTATCCACAGTGATCCTTCAGTTCCTTTTCTTAAAGGAACTGGTTCAGATGAACTAAATGCATCAGCAACATTTATATATGACTGTCTAACTGTATATGTAACTGTGGAATTAACATCAAATGCTGCTATTTCTTCTGATGTACCATTCCATGACTGTGTAGTAAGACTTCTTTCTTTAAATACACTGATGGTTTCATTATCGACTCCTGATGAAGCTCCTAACCAACCCCAGATTTCATTTCCTCTACCATCTTTAGCAACTACAACATAATCTGCTGGAGATGCTGCTGATTCCCAGTCAGAGAAATCTTGTTTAACATCAGTGATAGTTGCTGCAGCAGTAGTATCGACAACAGTTGTAGTTCCAATTTCTTTATCATACTCTTTAACTGCTAATTCATAACCACTTGTATAATCACCACTTGCAAGTTCCATATCTGCTCTTAAAACAGATGAATATGTTTCAAGAATTGATCCAATAAAAATAGACTCACCAGCTGAATCAACAGCTTTAGGTTCAAAAGAAACTTCAAATGATTCAATAATAACATCATCATCATCCGATTGTTTCTCATATACATCTAGAACATAAACCCCAGTAAGTGTTGGATTGGAATGCTCTGTAAGTCTTATTCCAAGAGCGTTATAATAATCTCCTCTTCCAATTGGTCTAAGAAATGCAACTGGTTTAGTATCTCCAACTGCTGCTAGATTTGTTGTAACTTCTGCTATAGAATTTAAACTATCAACATACGTAATTGAAATTGAAGAAGTTCCATCAGTATTTAATGAACTATCAATTCTAAAGTTAGCATATTGTGCATCATCTGGTAATAGACGAATCCAAAATAATGCACCCGATTCACCTAAGTAATTGTACGCTACATATGGACCTTGTCCATAACTCTTTCCAAAATCGGTAATTTTAGGTTCACCAAATTCAGAAATCAATTCTGCTCTTGAACCCAAAAATATCAATTCGTTATCTCTTCCCTTATGTGTAAAACCGCAAAGAAAACCAATGGTTGACGGTACAGCTTGCACATAAGCAGAGAGATCAATAATTTTGGTGTATACACCCGGAGAAACATTAGCCATTTTTTATAACCTCCATAATAAATTTTTTATAATAGATCTAATTTATATTTTTCCTTTCTCTCCAGGTCTAAGTTTAAAACTCCTTTTAAAATTTTCTAATATCCTTTAGACGTAAAGGTACCACACAAAGACTAGTCTTCTATCTGAAGTCTTTACAATTGATGAGAAGGTAACCCTTGCAAATAAGAAAAAGTCACCTGACCAACCTCCTGCATTTGAAGTTGCAGTAAATAAACCTGCCTCACTTATTTGCTTACCGTTTGCATCATCAACTCCGATAGTAACTGTAATTTTTAGAATTAACCATTTATCATCATTTAATGGATCCCTTTCAAATTCAATCTGATCAAATGGATGTTTAAATCCACTATCTGCTGCAGTTGAATCATCTGTATTAATTTCTACAGCTGAATTAAGATCAGTATTAATTAATGTTGGTGGTACAGGATCTAAAGGATCAGCTGGTAAGACTCCGCCATTACCTAAACCAAACCAGCTAAGAAAATGATCTTTTGCGTTCGGAGCATTTGAACTTGATGAATTATTTTGTCTAACTAACATTTGAGCAAGCGCTTCTCTTCCGTTATAAACAACTAAATTGTTCTTTCTAACAAGTTGTTTTTTTCCATTTTCATCTACTTCAAAGATATGAACCACACCTAGTGGTCTTCTACTAACACTCATATCTCTGTTAAAAGAATCTCCTAAACATTCTTCACCATAATGATCATGGATCTGAACCTCAGTTGTTTTTATCTTATTTTCCATAGTATTCTTCCTTCTAATGTAATAGCGGATAAAGTTTATATTTTGTTCTAAAAACCTTTTGAGATTAGATACTTGAAACGAAAAAATAGGGGGTGCAGGGACATAGAGCATCATTTTATCTATATCAAATTAAACTGCACCCCCAGGCCCGCCCAATGGCCACTCTATTCTAGAAATGTTGCACATCCAGAACAAAATTTAGCTGAAGATTTTGATTTCTTTCCACAAGTAGGACAGGTAATTTTATTCTTAACAGATAATGAACTTTTTATCTTTACACCGCTTTCTGTTAAACCACAAAGTTTAATAATTATAACTTTTGAATCTTCTAAAGGACCCATTGAAGCATAGTTAAAAGCTTGATTAATCTGGGAACCTTTTACAGTAATTCCTTCATCCTGTGCAGGAGTCACTCCAAGATTTTCAACACTACAATTATATGAAGAAACTGGTTCGCCAAAACTTGCAATTCCTCTTCCTCTAATTACATCTCTATCATCTCCACTATCTCCACTATCTCCACTATTACTATAAGTCCAATCTGCATCACTTCCATAATGATCATATCTAAATGGTGGATTATAATGATGATGGTGATGAACTTCATCAATAGTTTTAGTAATCCAAGGTTCTTTAGATGGTCTCTCAAATGCAAATTCAACTCTTACAACACCATCTTCAATCTTATCACCACGATGCTCTTGTATCTGTTTTGTTTTCTGAATGAATCTAAATCTGTTTCTAGCTGTTGCTCCTTTTAAGAAACCCATCAATTCAGATGTTTCATTTGCACCAATAATTAAACTATGTCCATCTAAAACATCCTGTCCATCAATATCAATATTAAGCGATGCTCTTTGAGTATTCAAATTCTTTAATAGTAATGAATACTCTGACTTAAAGGGTAGATAAACAGTATCATCCTTTACTCGAAGAATTTTACCACCACATTTGATTTCTGCAACGAAGCGATCTTTGTAAGTCATCATAACATCCTCCTTTTACAGGTCACTGACTAAGACCTCAGATTTATTTAAAGTCAGTTGGTATATTGGTTGGTGTACATATATATGTTCTAATTATATATATTAATAACTAATAGAATTAAACTTATATCTTTTTTAATAAGTTTCAAATTGAAAGGAAATAAAATGAGCGCACAAATTAGTTTTTTAAGACTGAATAAAGAATTTAGTATAGAAGATCTTAAACAACTCGTAGATAATAAAAAATGGATTCACAAGAATCTAAATAATTTGATTATCGCATTAAAAGATCTTCAAAATTATGGTATTTGTACTCGAGATGATGCTGGTTATAACGAGCTTTGGGAAATATTTCATGATAATAATTTAATTCTTGATACAGTACATTTGGGAGGTTGGGATAGCGCTCTAATAAATCTTAACGCTTTAAAAGTTGATAGATCAGTTTCAGAGTGAGAGGTCTATGCTGGTGGAGCGAACGGGGTGATCATCTTCGTTGCTTATCCCAGTAAGAATGATCCCTTTCACTCTGAATCAAAAAATAAATTCTATAAAAGGGGGTGAAAACTTATGCCAAAGAGAGATGGTGATAGAACTTGTATCACCATCTCTTTTTTTTGGTTTATATATTCTTAAGTTATATCATAACTATACATTCCACTAGTTGACCCTGCCACATAAATAAAACCCGTAGCTTTATGAATTTTAAAATAATGACCAGTTGAAGAAGGTGCATATGTATCATCTGTATCTATATGTGTTAAATTTCCACTACCATCTACAGAATAGCTTAATATACCATCTAATTCTGCTACAGCATAAATATAAGTTCCATCACCCCAAACACCCTTGTACCAGCCTGGTACATTATCTTTTGTATCTATATATGTTAAGTTTCCACTACCATCTACAGAATAACTTCTTATACCCTCAGAAGTAGCAACATAAATAAAATTTCCATCACCCCAAACATCATAATAACCCCCACCTTGATTATGTGTATCTATGACTGTCAAGTTTCCACTTCCATCTACAGAATGACTTCTAATTCCAATACCCGAATGAGCACCATAAATATAAGTTCCATCCCCCCAAACTCTATAACAAAATCCACCTCCACCCACTAAACTTATATGTGATAAGATACCACTTCCATCTACAGAATAAGTTCTTATACCAAGACTAGTAGCAGCATAAATATAAGTTCCATCACCCCAAACACCATAGTAAGTACCACCTTCATCCTGCCAGTTTACTATATATGTTAAGAGTCCACTACCGTCTACTGAATAGCTTTTTATACCATCAGTACCGACAGCAACATAAATAAAATTACCATCTCCCCAAACACCCTGGTAATTATCTACACCTTGATAATCTGTATCTATATGAGTAATTTCACCTGTAGAAGGATTAACAGAATAACTATGAAGACCACTACCACTAGCAGTAGCATATACAAAAGTTCCATCATCAAAAACATCTGTATGACTTCCTCCTGCATTTCCCTGATCTAAAGGTATAAAAAATCCTGATGGTGCTGCTGACGTTGATGAACTGCTTGATGAAATAGAGCTTGAACTTGAACTACTTGAGGAAGAAGTAGAGCTACTCGAACTACTCGTATTATAAACTTGTATAAAAACCGCATCAAATGCTGTTTTACAATCAAACTTTCCAGATAGATGATTTTCATAAAGAGTAGCGATAACACTAGTTCCATCAGCAGGATCATATACATAACCACTAGGATCACCCTGTTCACCATCAAAATTAGCAAAACCTCCAGTCGTTACTTCTTCATAAATTAATTCATCCACTTCAGCAGTAGAATCTGTTACTATTATTGTAGACGTACCATCCTGAACCATTGATCCATTAAGAACTTCATTATAAACAATAGAAGTCGAATCCAAATCAGGTGGAATACATACTAATGATATATGACGTATTTCCTCTATGAATGGAAAGAAATCAGTTTGTCTTATATCTGATACAGCACCAATATCATGATAGGAACCACAGTCATAAGTTTCTCTTGCATAATATAAATTACTTGTTGAATCTTCTAAACAAATTGTACAAGGTCCAGTTGAATCAATATTCTCTTCTGTACAACAAGGATTTCCATTTGCTGTTAACCAATCATAGATAGGAAATTCTACTCTTGGAACTTCAGGATCATCTTCAACAATAATTGTATTAAATAGAGGATTGCTTATTTGTAATAACTCAAGTAATAATAATCTTGCTCTATATGGTTTGAAGAAATTAATAACAGGTTTAAGATCATCAAAAAATGAATCTAAACCAAACATAATGAATCCCATATTAACAAAACCATATCCAAGATTAATACGAACCCAAGTTGATAGATCTTTCATTAAACTAAATAGCATCTCAGAGTCTGTTAATGTAGTAGAGTCCAATGAAGCTTTCAATGAAGGATTTATTAGAGTTAGAAACATTTCAGCATCTGTCTTGTTTTGTAGAAAGTTTCTAGGATTTTCTCTAGTGAATCCATCATAAAATGTTGTAAGACCAGATAGAATCTCTGCTCTAACAGTTGGTTTAGTGGTTGCAGTTTCAAACTCATCTACTATGTCAGTTATTATAGAACTAGTTCCATCATAACATATAAAACTATCCCCAGTTTGACCAACATTGTATTGCTTAATAAAAACATATAAAACTGATAGATAGAGTTCTAATAAAGAAACGACCTCACCTATTTCACTAACTTCAGCATTTGCTTCTGGTGGCACTCCATTATCTAAATAATATTGAAATTGATCTTGTACAAGTCGAATAAGAATACCAATTTCAGCACCATCAATAGCAGCTACTGGACGAACACCTAAATAGGGAGTTTTAGAAGGAAGGTTAATATCATTTGTTTGTTGCAGTTGTAAGATTTGTTCTTCAGTATATAACCAGTGAGGATCATCTGCAGTTAATCTTTCATATTCAAATATAAGTTTAGAAGGATTAGTTGTTGTTCCAGCAACTGCTGTTCCTTCAAAAATTAAAGAATTTGCATTTTTTAACTTTATAAAAAACTCATATACATCCACTTTTGTAACACCATAATATTGTAACACTTCAACAATAGCTTGTGGTGTTCCTTTTCGTTTATACAAATTAACAAGATCTAAAAAGAAATTAATTTTTAAATCAGTGGGATTTTCATCATGTCCTTTTAATTGTGGAGAATAGTTATATCCAAAACTTCTAAATAACTCATCAATATCAGAATTAGAAAGAGTTCTTGGGTCTGTTATTTTTGATGTTGCTGAACCAATAGTTTGATGTGATGCATACCAGTCAAGCAGAAAAGCTCTTAAACGTAACCAATCATTTTCATTAGTAGGAGGAGCTCCACCAAGAACAAAATCGAAATATAATTGACCTTTAGCTTTAGCATCCTTGGCAAGGGAATCAAGCACTTCCGTCATACCATCTACAGTTTCTCCACTTGCTGCAGTGAATATGTCCCAAAAGTTATCTACTGTAAACAAATTTTTATCTCCCCTTAGTCAAACGTAGTAATATCTGGTTCTCTTAAAGTCATGTAGTCAAAATACTGATCCATAACATACATTTCATAAAGAGATTCTAAAACAGTTCCGTTTGATACTAATGTTGAATTATTATAATTGGAATAGTTACTATATATTTTTAAATCTAAATATAAAAAAATTAACTTTGATAAAACAGTCGATAAGTTTTCATAATTCGCATATAAAATATTTGCAGTTGAATCAAAAGAGGTAGAGAGGGAATCAACTATTGTTACTCCAGTTGAATCCCCTCTATACGCTAATAAAGAATCCAATAAAACAAAATCATCAGATTGCAAAGTAAAGACATTTGTTCCTTCGTCATCATCCGTTATAAGATATTTAGCTGATGCTGGATAAATCATAATTCGATGTTTAACAACGTTGGGCCAACAAGAAATACTTTCTTCTTTATACAGATATTTATATGTTGGATATGTTACTGTATCAAAATCATCATTAAAAAGAAGAGCTATAAATGAATTGGGTGTAAGATAAACTGAACCAATATCAACTGGCAAAGGAACCTCATTCTTATTTATTGAAGATCCTACTACAAACGAATGAAACCACGTTTGTAATTCAGAAACTAATATAGTAGATGCTAATGTCATTTAATTCCTCACGTCAGTCTGAATTAAATCAGCTGTACTCATCATATCTAACACATGAATAAAGAGAGTTTCTGGATTATAATCCTTAAAGGAAAAAGGTTTATTTTTTGGTACATCTGTACTCCATTGACCAGAATGAAATCTCATAGATTCCTCCATGATTTGAAATTCTTCTTCAGTTAATATTTCTAAAAATGTATCTTTATTAATATTAACCATATCAGCAGCTGATTGATCATGTTTAGTATCTGTATGTCTACGACTTCCTTGTTTTCCATATTTCAATGAGTCATGTAAAGCAATTGCAAGCAACATTTTATCTCCGTTAGATGTTCTTAATTTAAAGTTGAACAACCTCATAACTTTAGTTGCTGCATAAAGTAATTCATAAACATGCTCTCCTTGATTAGGAACATCTCCATTCAATTTCTTATGCCATTTTCCTGTTGACGATGTTGCCTTATTCCAAGTATTGGGAAGTACACGATCAATACCCTTCCATAAATTAAACGCTCTTCCTGTCAAATTATTATTTAACAATTCAGTAATCTTCTCTTTATACTCCATTATATTTCCTTTCTTTTAAATCAACTTATCTTATTTATCAGAAGCTTCACTTTTATTTAATTTATGAGATTTGAATCTAATATTAACAATTTCTTCTGCTTGTTCATCCAAATTAATAATCTGACCATCAAGTAAAAATGCTTTTGTTTGAACTATTGTTGCTTCAGTTTTTAACCAATTTAATAATTGTATCTTTGCTGGTTTTGATAATTTAGATTCAAACACTATTGATCCAGCAAGTTTTTTTAATTTAACTGTATTCATTTTTATTGTCCTCCAATGTATTTACTTCATTAACTCATCTAACTTACTCTTAACTAAATCTTTTTTTTGTTTTAAATTGTCATAATCCTCCATAGCTTCAGAATCATTTGGATGTTGTCTTAACCATTGTCTCATCTTGTATATTTGATTTTGAATACTATCTAATAGATTAGAATAATATCTATAATCATTTTCTCTTTTTTGATTTTCTAAAGAAACTTGTTGCTCCTTTCTAAATTGTTCTAAATTCATTACTAAATGTTTTTCTATATTTTCAAACTTTAAATTAGTTACTTCCCTTTCACCTGCAATATCTTTATCGTGATCGTCTTGATTATTATATCTATCTTCTAAAACAAATCCAGTAGTCACAAGAGAAGCAACTATTAAAATTGCTCCACCTATTACTGTAATTTTTTTCCACATTTTAACATTCCTTTCAACCTAAACGCTTTCTTTCTTTTTCATTATAAACTATTTCTTCAATTCTAGTGTTTATCAAATCATCAAGATCATTAACACCTCTTCTCAACATAATTTCTGTACGCTCCGGAATTTGTTTTTTAACTTCATTAAAGACAGTATTTTTTATGTTAGTTGCTTCTTCTTTAGTGATTTTACCATCAGCAGCATATTTCTTCATTTCTTGTTCTGCTTTTTTAACAGCACCAGTTGCTATAAAATTGAATTGTTTAAATGCAAAATCAATTGCTTCATTATCTGTTCTTCCTCTAACAAATCTTCGAAGTTCATTCAATCCCCAAGTTAAAACTATTCCTACTGCTGTAACTAAAGTAGGAACAATCAACATCATAAATTGTTTCAATATTTCATCTACCATAATTTACCTCCCAAGCAAAGGTGTTGATAATTGTGCATCTGCATCTGCTTGTATATGTTTTGGAACCTCTGCTTGAATATAAATAGTTAAATTTCCAGATCCAGGTGGAATAAAAATAACTTGTCTTTGTAAGTTATTTGTTTCTTCTGAATTAATATCTTGTTCTTGTAATTTCTCAAGATCTTCATTGTTACCAACATAGTAATGAAAATTAACATCATATGTTCTTACAGTACACGATAAAAATATTAAAAGAAAAAGTGATATATAAATTAATCTATTCATTATGATTTCCATGAATATATTTTAATTCTTGGTTTATAAATTCCAAGGTTGTCAAATTCACCTGGTCTCAAAGCTCTATCTTGTTTTTCTAATATTTTAGATTCTTCTAATACCCATTGAGCAAATTCAGAACAAAAGCTATATTTTTCTACATCAACACTAACCTTTTTATATGAGTTACGAATTAATGATATATAGTCATATTTCATTTCTACTACTCGACCTTCTGCTAAAAGACAAATACTTGCAACTTCATCTCTATATTCATTATACTCACTCTTTAGAGAATGCCAATATATAGTTCCTTTATAATTTTTTAATCTAGCAGATATTAAATTCAATTCAAGACCATTTGCTAATGCTTCCATTATAAATTTTCTATCTTTAATATTTTTAAACTGATCCACACACCATAAAAGAGCAGTATGATTAACATCCTTCTTTGTTATCTTACGTATCATTCTTCCAACAAATGAATGAGTAGCAAATTCCAAAAGATCTCCATTATCCATCAAATGACGATATACATAATATTGTCCTAGATCTTTTATTCTATCCATATGCTTAATCCCCTCACTTCGACCACGAGATCATCAATACTAGATATTACAAGAATAATATCATCTGGAGGAATTATTTCAGCTTGTGGAATTTGTAAAAATGTGCCACCAAGAAGAAGAATTTGAGCACCAACCATTTTATTTATTTTAGTAAATTGAGCTAAAACTATGGTTTGTAGATCACCAAATGATAAACCATTTTTAACACGGTCTTTAGTATAGTCTGCCCATTTTTTAAACTCTTTAAATGTATATCCTTCTAATATTAGACCTTCTTTAGATACAACTTCTAATCCCCTATGAAGAACACATGGGTCGAGACTATAATCTTGTTCCAAATTGCAAATATAACTCACTCTTCCAGCTTCTCTAACTTCAATACAAAACTGACTTAATTCAATTTGTGAACCATCCGGTTTATCAACAATACAAGGAACTGTTACTCCTCCTGGTTGTAGTCCAATACTCGAACACGCTACCATTAAAAGTAATACACCTGAACACAATGCCATAACTAAACTTTTCATAACTTATCCTCGCTTCTGATTTGGTTTTTTCTTACCAAGTATTTTTACGACTTCTTTTAAGATTTTATATTGATCTCCACTTGCTGCAGCATTTGTTGCTTGTTCATATATGATGTCTTGAATCCGTTTGGTTTTACTTCCAACTTTTGCCATATATTTATAAATGAACTCTTCATTAACGTGTTTTTTAAGATCGTTTCTTGTAATTTTTCTCTTTTCAGTTTTTGGTTTAACATTTGTAGTTTTAATATTTCTATATTGACTAAGCTTCTCCTCAACAATTTGTTCCTTTTTTAACTTGGTCTTATCACTTGATTCTGAAACAGACTTAACTTTGACTCCAGTTTTTCTATTCTCACTAACTCGAGAACGATCATCTTCATCTGCTATTTTAGCTTCAATTGTCACAGGCATCTTAACTTCTATTTCACCTTTCCAAGGACTAAAATAATCTTGATCTTCTGTATATAAATCAAGTTGAGCTTCAAATACTGTTCCATTTTTAATAGCTTTCTTAACAAGATTTTTTAATGGAGCAATAACTGCCTGTATTTGATTATCTCCAACGACGACTGGAAATCCAAGTTGAACTTCTTCGGAAATAAAGAATCTTACAAACCCATTAATTTCTGAAGAACTTGCTCCTGACAATTCAACTTCAAATGTCAAAACCTTTTCTTTAGTTGGATTTAAATATAACATTATTTTTTACCTCTTTTAATAATCACCTATTGTAATTTGTTTAACAAGAATTTTTAATCCTTTATCTTTTTCCTTAACATTTCTAAAATATACTTTATCAACTGTAACTGCAAACTTTTGTTTTTCTGCTAATTGACTAGTTGGTGGCGCTCCACCTCCAAATCCTGTACCTCCACCACCGCAACAATCTCGAAACATTCCTCCAGTTGCGATGCTTACTGACATTCGATTGCCCTCCAACCAATAGTACTTTTTGATTTCTCACTTCTTAAATTTTTTTGATTAGAACTTACCTCTATGCTATTTTTTAAACTTCTCCTTATCATAGAAAATGATAAATTCATTTCATTACAAAAATTTAATAAACCATCTTTAACTGTAAAAATAATTCCTTGTGGCGATACCATTTTATATTTTTTAGACATTGGATTTTTTCTACCAACAAAACATTCTTTCTCTATCAAAACATCTGATATTTTTAAATTTGTCTCTTTAGTTGGTTTATATAAACGTCGTTTTTTATTTCCCTTCTCTATAATTTCCTTCTTTCTTTCTTCAGATAATTTACAAAAGGGATTATTACTACCTTTTAAATAGCTATTATCTCTTTTTAATATATTTCTTCTTCTTTCTTCAATAGTCATATTTTTAAAGATTCCATTTTTTAAATAAGTGTTATCCCTATTTTCACAAGCTTTTTTAGCAGCTAATTTTCTTCTTTCAATAGATATTCTTTCTTTGGTCCATAGTGGACCTCCTTCCCCACCTTGTGTCATATTATAACCAGATTTAAAAGAATCAAAGAAATAAATATAAAATTTTTCTAATTCATTTAACCAATTTTTTGAACAATTTCCTTTCCATAGAATATCCCAAGAAAAATTTTCAGAACTATATTTTCTTAAAGCGTCATGTAATGTAGATTTATATTTATTTTTCTCCATATCACATAGATGCTGTTTTATTCTAATATTTAACGAAAATATACTTTTACCAATATAGCATTTTTCATTCTTTAGATTTAAGCATCTATAAATTAACATTATTCCACCACCTGTTTCCAATATGTGAATTGACCACATTCGGTTCCATCTGCTTCAATACGATAAGTTTCAATAACATTATTTACTGTTCCAACAGAAGCTTTATCGGAATATGTTCTTACTCTTGCTGCAATCATATTCCCACTCTCATCATATGTTGGATTATCTATGTACATATTATGCTTTGATAGACCAAGAGTTTTTTCTACAGAATCATATATCATTGTTAAGTCTGCATTGAATATTTGAACATCATCCGCTTTACCCCAAGGAAAGTAAGTTGGGTGTGTTGCATTTACATACCATGTTCCCTCAGAGTTTGGAGTAAATGCATATTTATAATTTCCACTTCCAAGTTCTGTAATTGATCCAGACACAGAACCTGATACTTCATTACCTGTTGGATTATATACATATAAAGTAAATGCTCCTGGAACGATACCTGTTATTAAGTTACCATTGATATCTGAAACTGTAAAGTGTTCAGATACAGGTTGATTAATAACTCCTTGTAGCATATTACTCTCCTTATAATATACCTGGTATTAAACCAGTATCTTTCTTGATATTTTTTATTTCCTGACCAGAGCTATCCTCTGTAATATGATCTGTCAGATCCTCATCCCAAACATTATCAATAATATTTTCAATAGAGATAAAACCATCTGAATCAACTTGACATCCTGGTCCAGAATTATCAGATTCAATTATACCAACTCCTAATAATTGAATAATTCCGGCAACACATGATGAAGCAATAAGTATATTCATAGAATCTGCATTAATAATCGTTCTGTTACTTCCCGTTTTTCCGGTTAGTTTTAAGTTACCTGCAAAATGAGAAATATTAAGAGAACCAGTTCCTATATTAATCTCTGGCTCATTTGTTGGATTTCCTCCTGCTGTTGCTTGAATAATTGTTGCCCAATTTCCAATTGATATTTCAGATCCCTGACCAAAAGCAACGTTGTTCATAATACCAGTGAAATTTTCTAAATTCATAATCGAACAATTTTCAATTTGAATAATGTCTCCATTTGATACAGTTCCTTCTATATTTAAATATCTAAAAATTGTTGAATTACAAGTGCAGTCTGGAGCTAGTGTTAAATCTATACCCATTGTTCCGATTGTCTCAATAGATTTATTAGAAATATCATCATCCGCCTCAACTGTCATACTAGATAGTAACATTAACCTTTTAATTTTTCTACTATTTGCAACAGTTACAGCATCATTAATGTTATTCAAAGGTTGTGCTTTTGTTCCAAGTCCAAATGTTCCTGTTCCTGAATAAGCACTATTACCATCAACAAAAATATATTCACCATATAGAAGAGTCTGGAATCCTGCTCCAACAGTAGCTGGTTGAAAACCACTGACTTTTGCTTCCCAAACAGCTTCAGCAACTGCAGCTGGATCACTCCCCTCCGCCTCTGATAATGTAGCGGATGAAGATGCAGCTCTATCAACAGATGTAAAGGCAGTGGGATAGCGAGGATCTAACGCTGCCCCATTTTCATCCACCGCAACAATGTTACCGCCCGAGATCGTACATAAAACCCAATTAGGTCCTGCTCTTGCTTCAAATGCAATCTGGCAATTGTTTAGGGTAGCAGTAATACCAACGGAAGTGGTTCCTCCTAAAGGTTCCTTTCCAGCAGCATCAATAAGATAATCATAATTTTCACCTGGAGTTGTATCTTCTAAGAATCTACAAGTATCAACAATCTCTTGCACCGAAATTTCAACTGACGTTGCATCAACTGTTAGGAGACGCGGACTGGAAACCCAATCTATGGTTACATCATAACGAACTGCCATATCATTTATCTCCTATCAGTTTAACATAGGGTCACCATCCCTTACAACTTCAACTTGAGATGACATTTCTTTACGGATCTTTGCTTCTCTTTTTTTACGTTCAATTATATCAATCATTTCTCGATACTCTTTAATAGTATTTCGTTCTTTATCAATGGCATCTTCAAAAACTAGAATGTTCTTCTTGCTTGCTTCGATGCCATTGTCCAAAGATTCTACACTAAATCCACCCATTAAGTTACCCCTTTCTTTTTATGGTGTTGATATAATTGTATCCTCGGTTCTAATAACAGGAACCGATTGATTACTTGTGCTTGTGGCAACTGTTCCATCAGAACTGTATGGTTTAATTGGACCATTTGGAGCTGATGATCTTGTATTTCTTACTTTTACTCTAAAGTAAAGTTCAGCACCAAAAATAACAGATACACTTTCGGAAGCTGCGGCAGCGATTTTGTCAATAAATGGAACGTAGACATCATCATCAGAAACAACTGTAATTGGAATACAGTTAATTTCAATTACATCACCATCTGACTGACTATCAATACCAGTGCCTTCAAGTTGTAATACAGTATCTGAATCTACAGTTTTAACATAACCAACTGCACCTTGAGTTGAATTGTAAACTAAATCACCACGTTTTACAGCTGCAAAAGGTGTGCCGGTATCATACTGAACTTGAGTTTCAGATGTTCCTGCATCTGATGTAAAGTTAGGGACATTAGAAAGTGTAAATGTAGATGTATCCCAAGAGTCATATCTGATTTTATATTCAGCACCAATCACATCAGGATCATCAACTAATACTAACCACCCACCTGTAGATTTACCAGGTGTGTCTTGTGTAATACCACCTGAAACAACCAAAGTAGCATCACCAGGAGTTTCACCACCAACTGCATTGTATTCAGTTTTCTTAACAATTCCACCAGATGTTGCAAGACGAAATACTGATACTCTATCATGATCATCTTCAGTTTCAAGACCACCATAAAGATTTGTAACCTCAATGATAAACGCCTGTGGTCTTTCTTTGGTTCCACCTTCAATAGGTGTTAACTGGAATGAGTTCTCATCCAAAGTCGCCCAATTATCAAGAAGAACACCACGTGCCCCAAAGAAGGTTCCACCAGCAAATGTTCCCAATGGAGAAGCAGTCTTCGGTGCGAAGGTTACAGCAGCTATATTAGCAGTCACTTCACCACTATTATCTGTTGAAGTAATTAATGCAGCTGTGTTAAATGTTCCTCTAGTATCTCTCAATAAAAGAATTTTATCAACTGTGTTATGAGAAATAACTACACCAGTAGCAAGTGTTGTTGCTTGTGATACATCATCACCTTCTCCAATAGTTCCGCTTGCAACAGCACCATCATACTCAAGGTATACTTCACCACCAATATAACGCTCACCATTAATACCATTAAGATCATTTGTTACTTCACCATTTCTTGTGGCATATTTTAACCATTCATATACTTCTGTTAATGGATTAGATTTACAGTCGATTGTAATACCGTAATTTTCTGGAGTTCCATTATCATCAACATCGAATGTGGTATTTGCAAACGTAACTGTTGGTGTGGTTGTTTGACCAAACCAACCAGCAATAGCAGGACCAGAATCAGCATCAGCTTCACTTGTTGCAGTATAACCTGTAACTGAACCAGTTACGGTTTGACCACCTGCACTAAAGAACTCAATTTGAGGATCATCAATCGGAATATAACTGATCCATTCATCAAGCAATTGTCCTGTAACAATACCTCTTGCTCCTGATACGTCTTCTGTAATAATTTCACCAACAGTAAATAGCAATGGTGTATCAGAAAAAGGACTAGTAGTAACTGTTCTAATGCCAGTTGTATTGTCAAGGTCAGCAGATGATTGTAGCGGAATTGGGTTCCTTCCACCTGCAGTTGCAGAGTTTGCTACCTCAAATGATGCATACAAATCGCCATACTTACGAGCAAAACAAGTAATATAACCAGCATCAATTGTTGACCATGTGGGATCAGTTGGATCGTTTAAGGCAACACAAATATCAATATGACCATTTGCATACCAATCTTCATTTGTGCCTACACCATCCCAATTCCATGAATATACACGGTTTCTATCTGCATCATCTCCTGCTTCTCCCTGATATAGATATAGATGGACGTTTGGATCTATAGTTCCAATTGAATATAGATTCGCCCAAACCATTTCTCCAGTTGTTGCAACACCATCTGTTTCTAATACATCTGCAACGTGAGTATTACAAGTTAGATCATCAGATGTAGCACCAGCAAAACTATTTGCAACACCGCTTGTTAATGGTCTAATGAAACATAGATCCACGGCACCACCAGTTTCAACAAACTCTAATAGAACTCCCTCATCACCATCACTATGAACAATTGTGAACCCTCTATCGCCAGCTACAATTGCTCCACCAGAATCGACCTGAACACATATGATTCCAGTATTAGAATCTTGAACTCGAGTCCAACCAGATGTCTTTAGAGCACCACTTGTAATTTTTTCCATTAAATCAAAGGACATATACCAAGGTTCGGTATCGCCCGTATCAATTTTTCCAGTTGTATACTCAACCGGAGTTTCAGCGGAGAACGCAGTTCCACTATCAATTGTTGTAGTTTCATCAAGCAGTGTTGCCATTGCTGAATAGACTTCATTCATAGTATACTCTGTTAATGTTCCGCCAATCCAATACATAAGTTTTTGACGATTATTTGCTAGGTAGTTTACACCAATGTCGCCGTCTAAAATTGTTGCATCAGCCATGACTTATTTCTCCCATTATAAATTTAAGTTGTAGCATTATTATTTGGATCCACTATCATTGTAACTGCTAAAGATAATCCTATAGTTGTTGCTATAGTCTGTATTGAACTATAATTTTTATATCTTGGATCGTCGAGAGATGACGCTTTACGACATCTAACTTCAACCTCTTCCGGAGTCGATTGTGTGTAACCTGTATCAACCTCTCCGTTTACATCTGTTTCTTGATTTTTAATTTCCGTTCTATCAGATGTTTTATAGATCCCAACCCAAACATTTTGAATTGGATCTCCATTTTCATCTTTAACTATTATATAAAGAGGAACTGAAGCAGTAATAATTGTTACTGATATACCAACATCATGAACGGTTGGAATCTGACCTGTGCCAACTCCAATTGTTACAGTTCCTCCAGTATTATTATAAATACACTCATTTCCGGTATCTCCATCTGAACCTGCATAACCAACAAATGAACATCCTGACATTGTATAACTGTTGCCTGCCATTGAAGCATTTAACTCCATAGCATAACCAGTTCCATCACTATTAAACACACAGTTATCAACAACATCTAAATCTGTTACTTCAAAACCAACAGGTCCTGATGGTTCATCAAATAAACAACCATCAAATGTAGCACCATCTTGAGTTACTAATCCACATCTACGGAATGTTGTATCATCAATCGTAACTGTATTAACTCCTACACTAAATATAAATGAATCCATATCTATAAATGTGCATTTATCTATTGCCACATCTGCATCATCTGTCATTAACAATCTTCCTTTTGATGCAGTTGATACATCTAATACTTGAAATGTAAAACCTGTCATCTCAATATTACTATCTGTATTAAGAATCTCAATTAAATTAAAATTAGCTGTAACCTTTGGAGTCCATTTAATAAATATAGTTCTGTTAGAATCTCTAAAATCAACTAGGTTTGATACGCTTCCAAGTTGTATTCGACCTTGCCATAAATAACCACCAGCAGTTTCTTGAATCAATCCCCATCTATTAATTTGGTTATCATTTTCAGTAGCAAACCCAGGAATTGTAGCATAATTTAAAGCTTCTCCAAATTCAAATATAGCGCTACACCTTCCAAATCTCATAACATCAACTTGATGTGGATTACCTTTTGATGGATATGCTGTAAGTGCTATTGCTGCACCAACATATCTATCAATTGTTTTAGTTCCGTTTGATGTATTATCAGCAGCAACTGTTGTATTAACAGCATGACATTGAAACCCACCATAAGGCATAGGAGTTTTATCTTTTCCACCAACATTCCATACCTCAAAATTACTTACATCGTCACCAATAAGAACCATCATTCCAGCAAATGTGGTTGATGTTCCAACATAATCATCTATTGCAAATGGAGATGAAAATGATTGCCATACAAGAAAAGCACCATCTGTAGGAAGAGATATAGTCGAAGCATAATCAAAACCAAGAGAACCTAATGTCTTACTCTTACTACAACTTTGTGTAACAGCAAAGCTTCCTTGAATATAGGGATAATCAGCATCCTCATATACAGGAACGCCCTGATCGTCAAACCCAGAAGTTCCTGCAAATTCGATCCATCCAGAAGCTTCATCTCCAGTAGCTATATCTGTAAGGTCTTCTGTATAGCTTGGTGCCGCCATTTAATCTCCTCCTTAACAGATTCTACCGTATGACCATCTGCTACATAAAAAGTTCTCGTTTTTTCATTTTGATTTACTATTAAAATAGAGATACCTTCGTTTTTAAAATATTCTATTTGATTAAGAATTAATTTTGATAATTTGTTTTCTGTTGAACCAACTATTACTTTGTCAGACCATTTCTCAAATAAAACTCCACATACATTTGGTCTTAATTCTTTTCCTGCAATTTTCATCTGTTTCCAACAACATTCAAATATTCTACAAGATTCCGGTCTTTCAGAATATATCTTACAACCAACACCTTCTTCACAATGTTGACAAAGATCACCTTCTTTGCTATCGGTTTCTGGTATATTTAATTGTCTACAACATTCGGTGCAATTTCCACAATTCATTATTTAATCCTAACCTTATGATTTACTTTCATTGTATCTTTTTTATCCATAGATACTATTCCCCTTTTCATTTTGTTCTATGTTTTTAACTTCGTTATGGTTATGTTGAACTGGACGAGGATGAACTTGAAGTTGAACTACTTGATGAACTGCAAGAGCAGTAACCACTTCTTTCTATTGATATTAATTGTTTCGACGCATTGTAATTAAATACGCTAGTTAAAAGTGATCCGTCTGAAATTCTTGTGAGATCTATTTGAATTAAATTCTTTTCAACATCATATGTTAAATCTTTATGAAATAACTTTATAGTTGCTGTTGAATCAGTCCATATCTCTATATCAGTCAATTGCTTACTAACATTATATGTAAACGTTTTATAATGACATAGATATGCAGTTTTAAATGCCATCTCCATTTCGAGAATTAATTTATCGCAACTCGTATATGCACCAACCCCATCAACTCCATCTACACCGTCTTGTCCTCCCTCAACAAACAAGTCCCAATATAGTTGCCAATTAACACCAACACCTGGTTCATCGTTAAATGTTGAAGTGTGCGCAGCTATTGCTATATAAGAATCGCCATCATTTTCGACTAGATCATTTATAATATAAGATGTACTATCACCCCAAGGTCCTTTCCACACAAGATTGGAAGTAACTCCGCCACCTCTTATAATATTATCTCTTAACATATAATAGAAACCTCTCTAGTCGTTATATTCCCTTTTGTATTTTGTTCTTATTTATTTCTTTCTTTTTAAATAAGTTTGATCAATATAATTCCAAGGGATGTCCTCTTTATTTCCATATCTCATTAAATAATTATACTCACCGTGAATGTGTCTAAAACCCACAGTCTTATACCAAGTTCCGACACCAGGTTTCCATACTTGTGTATTAAATGGATTCTCTTTTGGTTTAACACATTTCAAACCCAACTCTAAAATAGCTTTAGCAAAACGTGCTTCTGTATTACCCATTTGTTGAGCATACTTTTCATAGTTAGCTAAAGGGATTAAATGATCTTGAAAGTGTTTCATCATAGCATTAATAGCAGTAGTCTTGGCAATGAATCCTGTTGTATTAAATAGAGGTCTCTTATTATTTTTTTCCCAACCAACTCCGAATATATCAGCATCTCCCATCATATCTAACAACTGATCAAAATTTTCTGGTTTCTCTAATATGCAATCTCCATTAGCACAGTAGACATATTCAAAAGCTCCCATAGTTTGAAGTCCAAATCTCAAACACCAAAAATAGGGATATAACACTCCACCCCAAGTTTGATATCTTGAAATAATAAATGTATCAATTTCATCGAAGACTTCTCTCTTTGGCATTAGTAAATCAAATGTAGCTGACTTGTGAATGGGATCCCAATAATTATCATAAACAACTGCTAACCAATATCCAAGTTTCTTATGAGATTCAACAGATGCTTTTAAGAATGGTCTATTTCCAGGATGTGATGTTAATAAAATTCCTAATGGTTTCAATGCCTTAACTGCCCATTTATCACAGTTTTCATAACCCTTTAAAACATCTGCATAATACGCACGATCTTTTTTAGATATTTTTTTATCCTTTAATATCTCTCTAGTTATTGTCATTATTCAGTCCCTTCTATAACGTCTTTCCATTTTTTATGATATTCATTATCTTTTAAAATAAACGATTGAAATTCTTTTCTAATAAAATGATTTAGTCTTTCTGACGGAGGTCCTAGTTCTTTTCTCTTTGAATCATCAGTTAAAACTTCATTTCCATAATATTCAATTGGATAATATCTTCGATTCCAATATGAGTCTTCACCTTCTGCCCAGTATCTATATAACCATCTTCTATCATTTGTTTTATAATATTGATGTAGCAACTGTTCATGTTTTGTAAAATAATTGAAATCGAAATCTATATATTTTTTAGGAATAGGTTCTAAATGTTCTATTGGACATTGTTTATGTTCAGCACCTAAATTTCTAAATCCTAAAACTCTTTGCCACGTGCTATCTTGATTATATGCATTATAATGATCTATTCCCTTGTACCTATTATCAAAAGGAAACATGGGTTGAATTGATGCCGCCTTATTTTTAATATTATGATGTTTAACGAAATCTCGTAGAACAACTTCTGGACTATATGATTTTGGTATATTATATTTTAAAGTTTCTGCAATATAATCTGCAAGTCTATGAAATACATTTGCTTTAAACATAACACTGCAGGTATGAATAATACCATTACTTGAGGATGCCATCATATCACAATCGCTACCCAATAATTTTATAATATCATTTATTCCATTTGGGTTATCCCAAATACAATCTCCATTACCAATGAAGACAACTTTAAGATTATTAAATCTAGATAAAACTCCAGAAGCATAAACAATATTCCATAACCATCCATTTCTCTTATCTGCTCCATAAGTAGAATGTTTAAATACCCAGGAATGAGGAATCTTTAAAACATCAGGTTTAGGAAACTCTCCTTTACAGTCATAACTACATAATACATAAGCACCTGTCTGCATATATTTTTCAAGAGTCTGTTTAAGAAATAATCTATGACCATCCCAAGATGTCAAAACTATTGCTTTGTCAACAGTTAAAGGAAAGTCATTCAAATGAAATTTATCACTTTGTACTACCATATTATTCTCCCATTCTATCTTGGAATATTGATAACAATTCACCTTTATTTTTTAAGTTTCTTGCTAGTGGATAACTTTCACACTCATATTTATTTAATATAACATTTAAATAATTAGTTTTTTTGTAAAATAAATCAGCATGTATTTTTGAATGATAAAAGTTTTCACAGTAAAATAACTCTACAACTGTCTTACATTGTTTATCATGATTCCATAGATCTAGATAATCTTCCTTGGCATAATTTTGTGCTTCATGAGCTTCAGTTTCCCATCTTTGATCTTTATATTTTTTTCTATACTTTTCACTTAAAAATGTTTGTGTTTGAAATACCATAACTCTATCAACTTCTAATAATAAACCATATAATATTGAAGCATATCCTCCTGCAGAACATCCATAAAATATTGTATACTTCGGATTCACATGATAAATTAATTCTTTTAATTCATGTTTCACATCTTGCATAATTTTATAATACCAACATCTATCCTTATCAATTAAAAATGCTTTATTGACATTAAGTGGAGTCATAACTCTTTTAAACTCAGATATTGGCATACCAACATAAAGAGCAAATCCTCCAAAAGATACAAGAAGAGTATCAGAATCAACCAAATTTACTTCAATCAAATTCATATCCCATTTCCTTTATTTCTTTATTAAATATTTTTGCTATTTGATCTTTCTCTTCATTCGTTAAAACATCTCTATAATGACGATGATCTTTTCTAGTCCATCCTTTAAATCTTTTTTCAGGCATGACTATTTTTTCAGGTAGTTTTAGAATGTCTTGTAAATATTCAAATGAGCTTTCCATCTCTTCATACTTAAATATTTTATCAACAAGTATTGTATCATCATCTTTATCTTCTTCTGTATATATTCTCCAGTCAGAAAAATGAGAGAGATAGTTAGTCATTATAAATTTATGTAAATCTTCTCTACTATGATTACCTTTTTGACGATGAAAATAATATTGGGATATCGTTTTATCCCAAGGATTTCTTTCAAAACAAAATTTAAAATAGTTGTTCCAGATTTCTTTATCCTGTTCTGCTATCATTTCTCTTACACGAAATGCAGGAATATGGTTATAAAATACAGGATGTTTACTTGGTAAATACCCCCAGTTGTTTTGCTCTGCTTTCGATTCTAATTGATCTATATCTCCAATATGAGCAATGATATCTAACGGACCACAAAATTTTGACAATGCTACGTGCATACTCGTACTAGCTGTTTTTCTAACTCTTACAAATATAAACTTATACTTATGTGATATAATACACATTATCTTTTTACCAATGGTCTTGGTTTTGTCATATATTTTCTATGCTCCATTCTATCAATAGAATTAAATCCATGATCTATAAATAGTTGATGTCTTCCAATATCAGAATCGTAAATATATTTATCATAGGGAATATCTTTTGGCCACTTCAATCCTGTAAATATTTCTAATCCTTTTATACATGGTTCAGGATCTTTCATTAAAGCTGATGTGTTTAAAATATAGAATGGATTAAGTATATTCAAATATTCTGCAATATGTAATTCTGCTTTAACTAGGGTATCCCATGCTTCCTCAACTGTTAGTGATCTATGATAATAGTTAGACAACATAGTCGCCATCCATTCTCTTTGTAGAATAACAGTATACATTCTATAACCAAGATCAAGAAATTTTAAACCAACAGGTTTTGGATCAAACCATTCTCTCTCATAAGGAATACTTCTCCTTAAAACAATATTTGAACTATCTGTAATATCTTTTAACTCACACTCACCTCTTAAGAATGAATCTATATTTAACTTTTGAGGTTCTTCCCAATAGCATCCCATTTTCTGTAATAATAATGATGTAAGATGATTTCCTGAACTCTCTGGTCCAAAAACTAAAAATACTTTACCCATTCAGATATCTCCCTATTAAATCTTTAGTTAATTTATAATGACCTGTATTTCCTTTGGGATATTGTTTCGATCTACCCAAATATAAGTCTGCAACCCGAGGAACCTTCAATCCTTCAGCTATTGCAAGACCTGTTGATTGATTTGCTAAATATAGTTTTGATCCTTTAATTATTTGAGCAAACTCCATAGCATCTTTAATAATATATCTTTCAACTTTATAGTTTCTATTTTTACAGAAGTTTTTATACTCAATATCAAGACCTACGAAAACAGCTCTATCTTCATAACCACGTAACTGTTCCCAATCAATAGTAACACCTTCCCATCTTATCTTTCCGGTATCATTAATAACAATATCAGCAACATGATTTGGTTCAACATTAAATAACCAGGGTTTTGTTAAATCAAAATTTAATTTAAATGCCATCGCATGACATTCTAATATTGTATAACTATGAAAAGGTTGTTGTCTAAATTTATCAAGGTCATAATCAATAGCAAATACTCTCCAATCTTTAGCAAGAAGACTATGATAAGTTAAATATTTTATATAAGGTTGAGCTTCTAGTAATGTTCTATAAAATTTTTTATCTTTATCAATATTTAAATGAAGAAGTCCACCACCAAGATTATACATAGTGGCAAGACCATAGATCAGATCACCCCCGCCACCAGAATGCTTAAATGTATTTACCATTTATATTACTCTCCTTTTATGCATGATTGCTTCATACCAAGATTTATGCCACTCTCTATTATAATTAGCAGAGCAATTACAACTTCTACATAAAGTTATAATATTATTTGGATCACAATCCTTTTTATTATAGTTAATATGATGTAAACAAATATCAAAGGGATCTTTGTATGAACACATGGGATTTAAACATTTATGTCCATCTCTTTCTTTTATAAAGGATCTAAATTCTTTATCAGACCAAGTCATACAATAATCTTCAAATGATAATCCACCTTTCCAATTAGGATTCTCATGTAATAAATTTTTTCCAGTACAAGAAATACTTATTTTTAATCTAGTTTCTTTAGTATGTTTCTTTCCATAGAAAGGATTTTCATTTCCCGAGTTTTTACCAATCAGAGATTTACATATTTGCTTTCTAGATTTTTCTGTATGATTCTTTCCATAGAAATGATTTTTTTCACCTTTATTGGAATTAGAATTTTTTTGTCTTACTTCTTCACACTTATTAAAATGATCACTACAACACCATTTATTAATAGTCGTCTTAAATTCTAAAAAATATTCAGCTTCTTTGTTACAACCATATTCGCATTTCATTACCATTCTCTCTCAATCTCCCTAACAATATATTCTCTATCTTCATCTGTAACCCACCAACCACAAGGGATACAAACCATATCATCTATAATTGAATCAAGCACAGGTAAGTCACATTGATATTTTTTAGCAAAGTCATGTATATCATTTCTTTCATGAACTCTGGAGACGTGAATACCTTTAGCTTCCATCTTGCGAACAAATGATGCTCGATCTTCAACTAGGATTGTAAATAACCAATATGAAGAAAATCTGTCAACACTTGTTTGAGTAAGTGTTATTCCCTCTATATTCCTTAATTCTTTTTCAAAGAATATACCATTCTCTCTACATCTCTCAACATTTTTATCAGCTAAACTCATATTATTTAAACCAACAGTTGCACAGACATCATTCAAATGATATTTATAACCAAACTCTAAAATCTCTTCCTCACATCTCATATCACGTCTTAAAGTTTCTCTATTAATACCATACCATCTAAGAAGTTTTCCTCTTTCATAATCAGATTCTTTTTGACAAAATAAAGCTCCACCATCAATTGAAGTCAAGTGTTTAATTGCTTGAAAACTCATCATTGTGAAATTAGAATATTTACAATCACCTATAATAAAACCTCTATACGTTGAACCATAACTATGTGCTGCATCATCAATCAATGGAATATTATATTTAGTTGCAATTTTTTGTAAATCCTCCATATCGCATGGATATCC